ATAAAAAGACACATCGCAGAAAATTCGACGCAGCACGTAAGTTAGTGAGTGCTCACATCACGGAGAAGCAAGCAAAATGACCCCCACCCCTCACCAAAAACACGTCATGCTCTACCACTACTACACAGGTAGAATATGGTTCTATCACCACTTCGACTAAAATGACATATTACCAAACAAAACGACGCGAGCTACTTGTACACGCATATGCAGGATACAAAAAAGGGTTTGTGTGGGCTATGGAAGACTTTGTGTATCTAAGAAAACAAAATGAACCCCTTCGCAAAATTTAAACCCCGCCCCTTCAACTTCGTCCTTTATCGCGCTCTGTGGCACTACTACAACGGCACCCGGCGCGTCTCTCGGCTCCTTCTTAGTGACTATGCAAAAAATTTCAACGCAGGCTGATAGTAAAGACCCTACTCTGAGTAGGGTTAAAGAGGAATGGGAACTTAAATCCCACGCACTACAGTATTTCTACTATAACTTTCTGTCAGTAGCACGCGTGACACTTTTTACGGTGGTAGTGATGCGAAAAAGAATCTCTTGACAACCCCACCCAACCAGCGCAAAATTAAAATCGTTGGGGACGGGTGAAGGCTAGCACCGTGTACTTTCGCCGCCAAGCAAGAACCCGGATTGCACCCGTCCCCAGCGCTTCCCGCCTTTAACGGGCGCATACTAAAAAACAAAGACCCTACTGTTGACTCGGGCAAACACATCGAGTACAGTATTTCTCAGCGGCACTTTCGCCGTGTTCAACCCCAAACTCTACGGAGCTATAAATGACTTTTGAGATTCAATCTGGCGTTCCCATTCCATCCAAGCGCACCGTTGGTCGCCAAGGTGGTTCCAAGTATCCGTTCGCGCAGATGGATGTCGGTGACATGTTCTGGGTCACTCACGGCGTCAAGCCCGCCACTATGCGTAGCGCTGTCGGCGCATACAACAAGCGCTACCCGGAACACGGCAAGTTTGCCGTCCGTCAAACTGCTGATGGCTTGGGCGTGTGGCGCATCGAGTAACAACGGCGCAACTACCAAAAAAGAGGCGCCCGGCACCTACGGTGTCTCAAAGCACAAAAAAGAGGCGCCCGGTTAACTCACGGGCGCCAAAGTGGCCTCCAGATTCTGGAGGCCACACCCCAAAAATAAGGTGATACTGGGTAGCATACCCGATCACGCCAGAGTGATACAGTCTAGCATGCTTGCCCACCTTTTAACCCTTGAACCAGAGCCGCTGCTTTCAGCGGCTTCGTCGTTTGTGGGCGAGGAAAAAGTCCAGGCGCCTCAACTCCTTGCCGCCAAGGTGAACACGGAACAGTGGCTGCGTGAGATGGGGGCGGAAGAGCCAGCAGCGCTCGATCCTGCGTACGAAGCGGCGCTGGCGGTACACGCCTTCGGGAACCTGACCGGCGCTATTCCTGCAGCGTCTACTGAAGAAGCAAAAAAGAACGTGATGGCGTTGAAGACGCCCGAGGCTGTTCAGAAAGTCGTCGGCATGCTGTCCCAATACGAGTGGGAGTTTGTCGAGAAAGCCAAGGAGATTCGCAGTTTCATTGTTACTAAACTCCTTGAAGAAGCGGAAAACAAGAAACCAGAAGTGCGCCTCAAAGCACTGAAACTCCTGGGTGACGTAACAGAAGTCGCGCTATTTACACAGCGTACGGAAGTAGTTACGCGCGACATGAGTGACGAGCAGATCGAGGCGGAGATCCACAAGCGCCTGGAGAAGCTGACATTCAACCCGGATACACCCCTCGTTGAGCGCATCGACTCGGAAGTGGACGACGTATAGGAGCCCCGATGAGCGCAAGTAAAGCATACCGTCGCTTGGAACCATACAACACCGAGCACGTGCATGTCATACCCCTGTATGACTTGAAAGAACACATTCCATATCCCGAGTGTTGGTGTCATCCCACGGCAGACGACGAGGAATACCCCGAGATTCTCATGCACCACGCTGCTGATGGGCGCGAGGACTTTGAAGATGGGAAGAGGGTGCCGTCATAATAACGCGCAAAGACTATTTGCTCATTTTTGCGCCTGCTAAGTGGCGGCAGTGGGATTCGCTGGCTAGAGTGCGAATTTTGCAAGCGTATTACCATTTGCAATGACAAACATAACCGCTATCCCCCTCAACAACGCGCCTACAAAACAAGACGCGTTGGACGTAGTGGAGTCGTTGAAGCAAGCCATTGAGAGTGGGCAGTTGGTAGCGTTTGCCGCAGTTGGTATTGAGGAAAATGATAACACAAGCATATGGTGTTCTTCTACGCGCCCTGTATCGCGCTTGAGGATGCTCGGCGCTATGCACCACATGCTGCACTCATATGAAAATGAGTGCTAAATGACCCCCCAGAAGATAGAAGCGCTACGTTTGGCGCTTCCTACCATGCCTATGCATGAGAAAGTGAAGGTACTTTCTCTCTTAGAAGAGTGGGAGAGGCGAGAAGACGCAAAAAAAGCACGCAACTCTCTTCTGACATTCGTCAAGCGCATAAATCCGGCCTACAAGATAGGACCACATCACAAGATTCTAGCGCACAAGCTCGAAGCGGCTGCGCGTGGTGACTTGGATAGGCTGGCAACAGCCATTGCGCCTCGTTTTGGTAAGTCGTTATTGCTGTCTCTATACTTTCCGGCGTGGTTCATGGGTAATTTTCCTGAGCAGAAGCTGATTATTTCTTCGCATACGGCGGATTTGGCGGTGGATTTCGGTAAAAAAGTGCGGAATTTGCTGGATACGAAGGAGTACAAAGAGATATTTCCAGGCGTCACGCTTGCATCCGACAGTAAATCAGCGGGTCGGTGGGATACAAATAAAGGAGGGACCTTTTTTGCGGTAGGCGTAGGGGGTGCAGTAGCAGGTCGAGGCGCCGATTTGCTTATCGTGGACGATCCGTTCTCCGAACAAGACATCCTAAATGGTAACTATGATGTTTTTGACAAAGTTTATGATTGGTACGCGTATGGTGCACGTACGCGCTTGATGCCGGGTGGGCGTGTCGTCGTTTTGCACACACGTTGGGCTAAAAATGACTTGATTGGACAGTTGTTGGACGAGTCTGCGAAGAATTCAGACGCCGATCAGTGGGAATACATCGAGTTTCCTGCCATTCTGAACGAGGGAACCGAGGTAGAGAAGTCTCTGTGGCCGGATCAGTGGTCACTAGAGGCACTGCGGCGCACACGCGCGTCGATGCCGACATTCCAGTGGCAGGCGCAGTATCAACAGTCGCCCACAAGCCAGCAGGGGGCGCTGATTAAGAAAGAGTGGTGGCGTCAGTGGACTAAAGAAGACCCGCCTGAGTGCGAATACATAATCATGTCGCTTGACGCGGCTCAAGAGACTAACAAGCGCAGTGACTTTACGGCATTAACGACGTGGGGTGTGTTTTATCTCGACGCCGATGATGGGGCACGCACGGCGGCGATTATTCTGTTGAATGCGATCAACAAGCGGCTTGAGTTTCCTGCCCTGAAAGACCTCGCGCTCAAAGAGTACAAGAACTGGCAACCTGATTGTTTCATCATCGAGAAAAAGTCTAACGGCGCCCCTCTGTCCCAGGAGTTGAGGCGCATGGGCATCCCGATCCAAGACTACACGCCCTCGCGCGGAGCCCCGGGGAATTCAAACACTAAGTACGCCCGCGTGAATTCGGTTGCAGACATCGTACGTTCTGGGCTAGTATGGGCGCCCGACTACAAGTGGGCTGAAGAAGTCATCGAGCAGTGTAATGACTTCCCATCGGGTAAAAATGACGATTTGTGCGACTCCACTGTAATGGCCCTGATGCGGTTTCGCAGTGGCGGGTTTATTACGCTGCCTTCTGATGAGGAATTTGATACGCCGCGATTTGTACCTAAACGCAGCGTGGCGTATTACTAAGGAACAAACATGATTGAGAAATCCCTGCCGGCTAGCGGCGCCATCACAGATGGCGTATACCAGAGCCAGATTACAGATATCACATCTCGTGCAGACCCCGAGATTGAAATCGAAGTGATTCCTGATATCGAGGGGATGAGCGTCGTGGAGTTGGAAGCGGAGTATGAAGACTCCCACGACGCCAACCTGCTTGAAACGGTCTTTGCAGACGAGAAAGCACGCAAAGAAATTCAGGCTAAGGCGACAGAATGGATCACACTGTATGAACAGGATTTGCGTAGCCGTGAGCAGTGGGAAAAGACATATCGTGAGGGGTTGAAGCTGCTTGGGTTGCAGATGGAGGAACGGACGGAGCCGTGGGAAGGCGCATGTGGCGTCATTCACCCCCTGCTGACTGAAGCGGTTGTCAGATTCCAGTCAGAAGCAATCACGGAAACGTTCCCGGCGCATGGCCCCGTCAAGACACAGGTCATTGGCAAGCAGACGACGGAGCGCACAGCAGCGGCAGAACGCGTCAAGGACGACATGAACTGGCGTTTGACTGACGAGATGCCAGAGTACCGTGTCGAGCACGAGCGGCTGTTGTGGAGCCTGCCTATCGCTGGTTCTGCGTTCAAGAAGGTGTACCACGATGCTAGCCGTGGTAGGCAAGTGTCGATGTTTGTGCCGGCTGAAGACGTTGTGGTTAACTACGGTGCGTCTGATCTGCACGAGGCAGAAAGAATTACGCACGTGATGCGACGGTCTAAGAATTGGATCGAACGCATGATTGCCAATGGTGCGTATATTGATGATGAGATTGGCGATCCTGTTGTGGAGCAGGATGAGACGCAGCAAGAGAAAGACAAGGTGATTGGCGTTGATGGCGCCAATTCTGACCAGCACACTATCTTGGAGATGCTGGTTGATCTTGAGATTGAGCCGACAGGAGAGGATGAAGACGAGCAGGAGTATGCTTGGCCTTACGTGGTGACTATCAACAAGTCAACGTCGAAGGTGATGTCTATTCGCCGTAACTGGCGTGCGGAAGATCCGAAGAAGATCAAACTGCAGCACTTTGTTCACTACACATACATCACGGGATTTGGGTTCTACGGATTTGGGCTTGTGCACTTGGTTGGCGGGCACGCTAAGGCTGGCACATCTCTGCTGCGTCAGTTGGTCGATGCAGGCACACTGGCTAACATTCCAGGCGGGTTCAAGACTCGTGGGATGCGCATCAAGAACGACGACTCTCCGATCAAGCCTGGAGAGTTTAAAGATGTTGATATCACGAGCGGTGCGCTCAAAGACAACATCATGACGTTGCCATACAAGGAACCAAGTGGCACTCTGTTTAACTTACTTCAAAGTATTGTTGAAGACGGCCGTAAAGCAGCAAATATTTCTGACGCTGCTTTTAGTGACGCTAATCAGAACGCGCCTGTTGGAACGACGCTGGCGTTGATTGAGCGACAACTGAAGACTCTTTCGGCTGTGCAAGCGCGCATTCATGCAGCGATGCGCATTGAGTTCAAGTTGGTGAAAGAGTTGGTCAAGGAGAATGGGGAACGTTCATACCCATACGACGCCGATCCTGACCGAATGACAAAGGACGCTGACTATGACATGGTGGAGATAATCCCCGTCAGCGATCCTAACGCGACAACGATGGGTGTGCGGATTGCACAGTACCAAGCTGCGTTTGACCTGTCTTCCAAGGCGCCGCAGTTGTATGACCAAGCGTTCCTGCATCGGGAAATGTTGCAGACATTGGGAATCAAGAACGTTGCGAAGATTGTGCCGTTGCCCGACGAGCAGAAACCACGCGATCCGGTGAGCGAGAATATGGCGATTCTCATGAGCAAGCCGGTGAAGGCGTTTTTGCAGCAAGATCACACGTCGCACATCATGGTGCACCAGTCGTTCATGAACGACCCGAAGATCGGCATGCTGTTGGGGCAGAACCCGAATGCCCAGGTGATGTTCAACGCCATGCAGGCGCACATTGCAGAGCATGCGGCCTACCAGTACCGCGCTCAGGTGCAGCAGATGATGGGCGTCGAGTTACCTGATCCGAATCAGGAGATGGACCCACAGGCTGAATTCGTCTTGGCAGGGTTGTTGGCTCAGGCTGCGCAAGCGGCTCAAGCACAGAATCAGAACGAGCAGGCGCAGGCTCAAGCCCAACAACGCGCACAAGACCCGCTGGTGCAGATGCAGCAGGAAGAACTCAAGCTGAAGGGTCGAGAAGTGGCGGTGAAGGAACGCGACCAGATGCTGAAAGAGCAGATGGCTGTTCAAGAAGGGAAGATCAATGCACAAGGCGCCCCTGGTAAAGCGGCCATTGAGCAGCAAGCAGCGATCACTGAACTGCAAGCTAAGACTGCAGCAGCGGCTAATGAGCAGCGTCGGGCCGAGGAAAAGCATCGGCTTCAGATGGGTTTGCAAGCACAGCAGGCCCAAGGGTCTGAAACACGCGCTGAACGGCAGAACCGTGTGCAGCTTGCGCTAGCGGCACAACGACAGAAACACCAGCAGTCGCTGGCAGAAAAACAGGCTAACAAAACCCCAAGTAAGGACAGCAAATGAGTCTTTTTCAAGGATTCAACAAAAGATACCAAGATGAGTTGAAAGAAATCATCGGTACAATTGATAACGTAATCACTAACGGAAACATCGAGGATTTTGTTGAATATAAAAAACTGGTCGGAAAAAGAAGTGCATTTATGTATGCACTAGAACGACACCAAGAACTACTAACCCTGATGGAGCAAGCGAATGACTGAAGAAAGAGGAAAGCAGTTGCCAGAACCTGTTGGATATAAAATGCTGCTTATTTTGCCTGAAGCAGACAAAGAGTATGCGTCAGGTATTCTGAAAGCGGATCAGACACGGCAGGCAGATGAAGTTGCTTCAGTTGTTGCGTTTGTGGCAAAGATGGGGCCGGATTGCTATAAAGATGAAAAACGTTTTTCTGTACCTTGGTGCAAGATTGGTGATTTTGTTGTCATTCGCCCTTATAGTGGTGTACGCATTGTTGTTCACGGTAAGGAAATGCGGCTTGTGAACGACGATTCAATTGAAGCGGTTGTCGAAGACCCGCGTGGCGTTAAGCGAGTTGGAGGCTGATATGGCTAAACTAGACCCCGAATACGAGATTGAATCTACAGTCGATC